GCCATACTTTATGATTTACATATACCCTACACTGATGAAACAATATAATACATATATCAAGAATACAAACAAGAAATGTATTCGAGAATTCAGAACAACAATTGCCGACTTGCTTGAAAAAGAAAATAGAACCCCTGATGAGGAAGCTTTTGTTAAATACTACTTACACAGAATGCCTGTAGGTATTAGTGATTGTGTAATGAATAAGATTTGCCGAAAGATTGAAAGTGCATTTGACGGATTTTTACGACTACACAGTAATGATGTGGATTTCGATTATACGATGTTAAAGTATGATGAGGAATATTGTTCGGCACAATACAATGCAATCCTCACACTTTATGAAGAATACATAAAAAGAACTCAAGACTATATGCAGTATGTTATGAAAGAGCGTATTGATGAAGATGAGTCCTCTTCGCAAAGAGGATTAATGATACAGGATTTCAAAAGAGAATGTGATATAGCTTGCCCGGACAGAAAACAACTTTGTAATATTATTTTAGACATATGCTATCAGCGCAATTGTTCCAAACAGTTTGCTTGGGATATTTGCAATGATGAGATTATAGACAATCTGCTCGTCAAGAATGGATATGTAATTCATTATCCAGTTATGGACAACGAGGGAGACATACGATATGGCGGTAAGTCATTCAGCTTATGTAGCCAGAAAATTGGAGGCGATGTACAATAAGTATTGTATTAAACGAAAGAGAGTATGCTGAGTCCATACTCTCTTATAAGACAACAACAAAGAAGCCGTCCGAAGCACTTAGTATAATTTCCAGATATCTTTATGCAAACGGCTACAAGCCAAATGAGATTGCTCAACGGTTAGAAGACTATATCATTAGGATTGATGAGAATGCATCTATTCCCAAGTGGCAACAAACAATTGACAGATATGCAAACACTGCTGATAGATATTCGCTTGTAGAGATTGAAAGCGTACCTATTACGCAGAGTGAGCTTGACACAATTGCAACAATAAGTAGTAAGCCACTAAAACGACTTGCATTTACATTGTTATGTGTCGCAAAGTTTTACAACATCAGTAATCCACACAACAATAACTGGACTAACAAACCAGACCGTGAGATTTTTAAGCTTGCCAATATACAAACATCATCTATGAGACAGTCGCTTATGATGAATGATTTGTATTCGCTCGGTCTCATTGGGTATAGTAAGTTAGTCGATAATATAAATGTGAGTGTCAAATTCATTGACGACAATAGTGATATAGTGTTATACATATCGGACTTTCGCAACTTAGGTTTTCAGTATCTTAAATATACAGGAGACACATCATTCACCGAATGCGAATCTTGCGGATTGGTAATGAAAAGAACTTCAAATAGATTGAAGTACTGCCCTGATTGTGCTATTGATATTGATAGAGCCAAATCAGCAGAGCGTTGGAGAAAGTCCATAGAAGTAAGAAGTGCGGTGTAACTTATTCGCCAAACTTCGATTTAGAACTTGTTTCATACCCCTTGAAAACCCAGTATTTATGCGGGTTTCGAGGGGTTGTTTTTATTTTGTCAAAATTTCTATTAGTGATAGAAAATAAAAGAATTATTCGACTATTGGAACGAAAGGATGATTAAATGCAATTAGAAAGATATGCTGACGAAAGTGATTTCGAATATAAGCTTAGACTTTGCAAGGCTAAGATAAATAAAGAAATTGATTTGGAGTGGCAGGAAATTGTTGACTTACTTGGTATAGATGTTCACTATGACCACTTACGAAAGACAGCATACGGTCTTATTGAGTATGATAATTACATCAATTCCTTAAACGGGGTTGCTACTAAGATATTATCAATTTCTGACCTTCATGTTCCATATCAAAAGCCTATTGAAACTTTCAAGGACTACTGCGGAAACATTGATATATTACAAATCAATGGAGATGTGTGTGACTGTCAGGCAATTTCTCGATTTCCTAAAGCTTACAGGATTAGTCCTATGGAAGAATTAATTGAAACAAGACAATATCTTATTGACTTAATTGACTTCTTAAAGCCAAGACAGGTCGTTATCAACTACGGCAATCACGATTTAAGATTTCAAAATTACTTTGCCAAAAATCTCGATACAGATTTACTTGAGCTTATGCCCAAGTCATCTTTGGAACTCATCTTCGTTGATGGTTTTAAGCACTATAACAAAAGAGAGAGGACTAAGGTTGAGTATGAACCACTCACTAAAGTTATTGAAGGTGTTGAGATAACATACACAGATAATTGGTTCTGTCAAATCGGACAGACTATCTTCTGTCACCCACTTGCTTATTCTTCACAGATGATGAAAACTTCTGAAAATGCACTGACATACTTCAGAAATGAAGGATACAACTTCACATCATTAGTTATGGCTCATACTCACAGAGTCGGAGAATATGTTGTTGGCAACACAACCCTATACGAACAAGGGGCTTGTTGCGAAACAAAAGAAAACAACTACGGAGACGGCAGACTTACCAAGTCACAAAAAGAAGGATTTATCTTTATTGCACAAGATAAAAACGGAAAGATATTGAGAGACAAAACTGAACTTGTTTGCTTGAACTAATACATATAACAAAGCCCCGACTATAAGGTCGGGGTTATATACTGCGGGGTAGAGCAGATGGTTAGCTCGCCAGCCTCATAAGCTGGAGGTCGCGGGTTCGACTCCCGCCCCCGCAACCAATATGGAGCCATCGTCTAATGGCACAGGACATAACCCTTTCAAGGTTATAATGATGGGTTCAATTCCCTCTGGCTTCACCACTCGGAACTGTAGCTTAAGCGGTCTGAGCGTTGGACTGAAAATCCAAAGGATGAAGGTTCGACACCTTCCGGTTCCACCATATATGGGTAGGTAGCGAAGTCTGGTCAAACGCGGCAGACTGTAAATCTGTTCCCATTTGGGTTCGTTGGTTCAAATCCAACCCTGCCCACCAACATTCACTAAACAATAAGGAGGTGGCTTGTGTGCCACGCAAAACAAAAATGAACGACATAACAAGCCCTGAATTGATTGCTAATATATTACCTGAGAACAAACGATTAAAGCAGGACTTTATTTCATACTTACAATCAATACAGCGTAGTCCACAAACTATACACGGATATAGTAATGACTTAGATATATTCTTTGTATGGAACTTGAAATATAACGGCAACAAATTCTTTGCTAAGATTAGCAAGAGAGATATTGTTGCATACCAACATTGGTTGATAAATGAAAACGGGAACTCTCCTGCGAGAGTACGCAGATTAAAATCAGCTATTTCATCACTGAGTAACTTTATAGAAAACATTTGTGATGATGATGAAGAGTTCGAAGGATTTCGTTCTATTGTAAGAAAAGTTGAAAATCCAAAGATACAAGCAGTAAGAGAAAAGACCGTTCTTGAAGATGAACAACTTGAAGAATTATTAAATTTACTTGTATCTAAAAAGAAATACGAAAAGGCTTGTGCCCTTGCACTTGCTATGTATTCCGGCAGAAGAAAGTCTGAATTGGTTCGATTCAAAGTTTCTGATTTCTCTGAGCAGAACTTAGTCTGTGGAGGTTCATTATATAAAACAACTGACACAATTAAAACCAAAGGTTTTGGTCTCGGTAAGTACATACATTGCTTTACTCTTGCCAAAAAGTTCAAACCATATTTTGACTTATGGATGCAAGAGCGTGAGAAGCTCGGCATAGAAAGCGAATGGCTATTTCCAATGAAAGGCGATTCGTCCAAACAGCTCAAACCTGAAACACTAAACAGTTGGGCTAACTCATTCAGTAATATGATGGGCGTTGACTTTTATTGGCATTGTTTAAGACATTATTTTACGACAAGCTTGGCTCGTTCAGGATTACCAGACGGAGTTATTCAAGAGATTGTTGGTTGGGAAAGTGCCGATATGGTTAGAGTTTACAAAGACTTAACTACCGAAGAACAAATCTCTCAATATTTTGATGAGAATGGTATTAAGGAAGTTAAGCCTACAAGCTTGAATGATTTATAATTATTTGGATGAAAGGAATTTAATATGAATAAAAGAGATTTTATTGAGCGTTTAGCTAAAAAGGAATATACCATTAAGGATGCAACAATTATCGTTGAAGACTTTTTAGATACGCTTGAAGAAATAATGGTCGAAGGTGAATCTGTGACATTCCACGGATTTGGAACATTCGGCACAATTGAACGCAAAGAAAGAAAAAGCACCTGTGTAAATTCTGGTGATACTATTCTTATTCCTGCATTTCGTTCTCCTAAGTTTGAAGCAGGTAAATCGTTAAAGCGTTCAGTTAGAGATGGATTAATCAGAAAGTAGTGATTGCGTATGCCTAAACAAAGCAAAGTAAGAAGCACTCGCATCACTGCTCCCATAAAACCAGAAGAAGATATGCGAGAATACTATTGCTGTACTTGTGGTAAAAAATATACGCGACAAAAAAATAATTTTCCTATGTCTCAAAGCCCTTTATATAGAGGGAATCACGGTTATATTACAACTTGCAGAAATTGTGTGGATGAATTATTCGACCAATATAAGCACGCAATCGGAGACGAAAAGGAAGCTCTTAGAAGAATTTGTATGAAGTTTGATATATATTGGAACGAAGAAATATATGGTATGCTCAGCAAAGCTAACACCAGTACTTCTCGTGTTCTAACTTATATCGCGCGAACAAATCTTTTAAAGTATCAAGGCAAAACATATGATGATACACTTGATGAAGAATATAATTCTGAACTACCAATCTACTTACAACCCACATCATTTAATGAGGATGATGAGCCAGAACACATTCAAATTGACGAGAGTGTTCGTGCGTTTTGGGGCGTGGGATTTAACGATGCTTGGTATGAAGAATTAAATTCACGATATGATTATTGGACATCACAATTCCCAAACGATTTTGAATTGGGTGTTGGAACACAAGCATTGTTACGACAAATATGTATCCTTGAAACACAGATTAACAAAGACTTGATGGCTGGCAAACCAGTGGAGAAACTGGTTAACTCACTTAACACACTACTCGGTAGTGCCAACTTAAAGCCAGACCAAATCAAGAAAGAAGAACCTATTGACTCTTCTATTGAGAATATGCCTCTTGGTGTAGGTATCAAGAAATGGGAAGATACAAGACCGCTGCCGGAAGTGGCTCCTGAATTTAGAGATGTTGACGGTATAGTAAAATATATCACAACTTGGTTCTATGGACATTTAGGTAAAATGGTTGGTATTAAAAACTTCCATAGCAAACTGTATGAGGATGAGATTTCGAGACTTCGTGTCGAGAAGCCTGAATACGAAGAAGACGATGATGAGTCAGTGTTCAACGATGTATTTGGAGGAGATTCAGATGAATGAGTCTACTGCCAAATCAAGAGAAAGTCGCATATTAGAAGGTATGGCAATATGGGCAAGCTTCTATAGATGCAACCCCCATAGGTTTGCAAAAGATTATTTAAACTTAAATTTAAAACTATTCCAAAAGATTTTGCTGTTTATGATGAACATATGTAACTACTTTTGTTACATTGCTGCTCGTGGACAAGGCAAGTCTTTTTTAATTGCAATTTTCTGTTGCGTGAGATGTATATTATATCCCGGAACAAAGATATGTATTGCTTCCGGTACACGAGGACAGAGTATTAACATTCTGGAAAAAATCAAAAATGAAATTATGCCTAACTCTGAGAACTTAAGAAATGAAATTCTCAATGTTCAGATATCAAGTACTAAGGCTAATATAGATTTCAAAAATGGTTCGGTAATAAAAGTTGTTACAGCTTCAGATACTGCCAGAGGTAATCGTGCTAACATATTAATATGCGATGAGTTTAGAATGATTGATGCCGACACAATTAGTACGGTACTTAAGAAATTCTTAACCGCACCAAGAATGCCCGGTTATTTACATAATCCAGAATATGCCCACTTATCTGAACGAAACAAGGAAATATATTTATCAAGTGCTTTCTTTAAAAGTCATTGGTGTTTTAGCAAAGTAACAGACTTCTTTAAGAATATGCTTGATGAAAAGAAAAAATATTTCGTATGTGGTCTTCCTTATCAGCTTTCTATTAAAGAGGGACTACTTAGCAAGGATGCCGTTATGGATGAAATGTCCGAGGCTGGATTTAATGAGATTAAATGGAGTATGGAAATGGACGCCCTTTTCTTTGGTGATGATGGCGGCACATTCTTTGAATTTGAAAACATTTCAAAGAACAGACGATTATCCTACCCTATGCTTCCTGACGATTTATCCTCAAAGATAAGTGATAAGAAAATACGAATACAGCCAAAACAAAATGGCGAAAAGCGAATTCTATCAGCCGATATTGCGCTGATGTCTTCAAATAAAAACAAGAATGACGCATCTGCTATATTTATAAATCAATGTATTCCTCAGAAAAACAATCGTTATGTGAATAATATTATATACACCGAATCTTCTGAAGGACTGCATACAGAAGACCAAGCTCTTCGTATCAGAAGATTGTTTGAAGAATATATGTGTGATTATATCGTTCTTGATGTTAAGGGTGTCGGCTTTGGTGTTTATGATGCTTTAATCAGAGATATGACCGACCCCGATACAGGTGAAATATATCCTGCTATTTCTTGTTGCAATAATTCTGAACTTGCTTCAAGATGTGTTTCCAAAAATGCCGACAAGGTTATATGGGCTATCAATGGTAGTTCAAAATTTAATTCTGACTGTGCCCTGTTTTTAAGAGAAGGGTTTAGAAGCGGAAAGATTAGATTGCTTGTAACCGAATATGACGGTGAAGAATTACTTGGAAGTTTAAAGGGATATCAATCATTGTCTGTTAATGACAAAATGTTTTTCCAGCTTCCTTATATCAACACAACTTTATTGATAAATGAGTTGATACATTTGCAACACGAGGAATCTGGCGGACTTATTAAAATCAGCGAGAAGAATGGAATGCGTAAGGATAGATATTCAAGTCTGAGTTACAACTATTATGTTGCTTGCCAACTTGAAAGCAGTATCCAAAAAACAAATAACGACTTCTCAGTATCAGATATATTTATGTACAGAGCTCCAAAGATAAAATAAGAAAGGACGGTGAAGTATTTGAGTAAAGAATTTATTTCTGTCGAAGAACCGATGGAATCAACTAAGTCTTACGATGTAAGCAAGACATTTGATATGAATGGCACTGTTAGAATGCCAGACAAATTTAAAGCTTGGAATAAATTAATATTGCGAGATTTAAATTCTAATACAAATAGCCCATCATTTTATTTGTATTCTAAAGACAAAATAACAGAATTTTTAAAGAATCCATACAAAAATCAAAAGAATTTAAGAGATGCTGTTGTTTACATATATGGTGCAAGCTCTCACTTCAGACGACTCATTCAGTATTTCGCTGGACTTACTGATTTTGCATATGTGGTGTCTCCATACAAAATAGACACGAGCTCTGCGAAACCAAAAACTATCGGTAAGCAATATAGAAAGACTTTGAATATGTTATCCAACATGGATATTAAAAATCAATTCCCGAAAATTCTTACCGTTTGCCTCAGAGAAGATACATTCTACGGAACAATGTGGGTCACAAATGATAGTGTGACAATTCAGCAATTGCCTTCAGACTATTGTGACATCTCAACAATTGAGGGAAATGTAATAAATGTTTCGTTTGACTTCTCGTATTTTGATAAGTATCCTGCAATGTTGGCGTTTTATCCCGAAGAGTTTTCTATCAGATATGATGATTACTTAGAAGATAGAATGAATTTAAAATGGCAGGAGCTTAGTTCTCCAACATCATTTGCTATCAAATGTAATAACGATATACTTGATTATTCAATATCTCCCTTTGCAGGCTTGCTTAGGGAGATATATGACATCGAAGACTACAAGCAGTTAAAGTTAACAAAAACTGAGCTTGAGAATTACGCTATGCTTGTTATGAAGCTTGGTATAAATCCCGATGGAGAATGGGAAATGGACTTCGATAAAGCCAAAGAGTTTTGGCGTAACCTTGATAATGTATTGCCAGAAGAGATTGGTTCTGTACTATCTCCTATGACAATAGATAAAATTTCTTTTGAAAAGAATAATACAAAAGATGTAGATACAATAACAGATGCAGAAAATCATTTGTTTAATGCAGCAGGCGTATCGAGCCTATTGTTTAATAACACGAAGGCTTCTGGAAATGCCTTGCTCCTTTCAATCAAAGCTGACCAAGCTATTACATACAACATTGTTAAAAGTATAGAATGTGCCGTAAACCGATTCATACAGAGTCAAACTTACGGAAAGAACTTCAAAGTTACCTTCTTGAATTGTAGTGTTTACAATTCCAAAGAACTTGGAGATTCTTACTTAAAAGCCTGTCAATACGGTATTCCTATGGTGTCCTATTATTGTGCATCTCAAGGATTATCACAAGCAGATATGGATTGTATGAATTTCTTGGAAGATAATGTTCTTGATATTAAATCAAGATTTGTACCACTGAAAAGTTCAGCTACACAATCAGGTGGTACGGCAGATAGTACACCCGGCAGAAAAGAGTTAGACGCAGATGAACTGACCGATGCTGGTGAGATTTCGAGAGAAAATGATGAAGAGTGATTGAATTAAAGGGGTTGATGATTTGCGTTTCATTTATGTAATGAATTCAAAAGACAAGGACAAGCTGGAAGCACTTGGCTATAATTTGCTAAAAGCAGATACAAATAATTCAATTTTTGTTTTTGAAAACAAAATGAATTTAAATTTTGAGTTAGATGAAGAAATACAGTATGTTCTTTCTGACACTCTGACTTTTTAGCAACAATAATGATTAAGAGATAAGGCGGTGATACCACTGAGCAAACAATTAAATTTAACTTACTCATCCTCATTGGAAAAAATGGTGAGTGTTAACTCATCTTTTGATGCGGGTGTTCTTCGTGTTTGCTATCACGGTAAAAATAGAAATCGCTCTGAAATCAATAAAGAAATATTCGAAAAATGTATAAATACTATTTATAATTGCCCAATTGTTTGTAATTATATTCGAGAAGAAGAAGAAATCGGCAGTCATGATGTCGAGGTCGTAAAAACAAGCAAGGGCTTAAAACTTGTTAACATAACCACCCCGGTCGGAGTTGTTCCTACCGGGGCTAATTATTGGTGGGAAGAAGTTGAAGAAGAAAACGGCGTGGTACACGAGTACCTATGCGTTGATGTTCTTATTTGGAAAAGACAAGAGGCATATTCCAAACTTAAAGAAAATGGAATTACAGACGAGTCAATGGAAATCACTGTTAAAGACGGTGAAATGATTGATGGTTATTACCGAGTTTACGACTTTGAGTTTACTGCATTTTGTTTACTCGGTACAGCCGAGCCTTGTTTTGAATCTGCATCAGTACGACTATTTGAGAAAGACGAATTCGTATCCCAATATTCATTGATGATGTCTGATTTAAAAGAAGAGATTGCTAAGGTTCAACCCGCAAATGCGGTTGACATATTACACCCACAAAACTTTTCGGAAGGAGGAAACGAGACATTGGATAAGAAGCTTGAGCTATTAGCCAAATACAACCTCACTGTCGATATGCTTGATTTTAATATCGAAGACTTTGAACTTGATGAACTCGAACAGAAGTTTGAAGAAATCAAGAATGCAGCCGAAGGCAATGATGGCAGTCAAGACGGAGCAGACAATACTCCTACTGATGGCGAGGGTAATGGTGAAGGTAACGGCGAAGGCGAAAAGCCTGAGAGCTATGCCTTAACAGCAGAACAGTTCAGAAGCGGATTGATTGAAGCTCTATCTGCTGAAAGAATGATGTCTTCTTGGGGAGAAGAAATTCCAAGATACATTTATGTTGATTATGACACAGAAGTGTCTGAGGTATATTGTTATGACTATGAAGATTGGAAGTTATATGGTTTTACATATACAACCAATGGAGATGTAGTTACCGTTAACTTTACAGACAAGAAAAGAAAGAAATTTTCAATCGTTGACTTTGATGAGGGCGATAACGATTTCGGTTTTGCTCATGTATATGAAAGCATTTCTGACATTAATCATTCTCAGAACAAAGCAGAGTTTGAAACTGAAAAAGGTAAGCTTGAAGCTAAGTATTCTGAAGCTACGAGCACAATTGACAATCTTAATAACGAGATTGCAGAGCTTCGTAAGTATAAGGAAGGTAAGCTTAAAGATGAGAGAGATGATGCTGAAGAAGCTGTGTTCTCTGAATTTGCAGACTTAGTAGGCGTTGAAGCATTTGAAACATTGAAAGAGAATGCTGGAAACTACTCTATCGAAGATTTGGAAGAAAAGTGTTTTGCAATTCGTGGTAGAAAGAATTCTAATATGAATTTCTCTATCTCTAATAAAACACCTAAGCTCCCTACTCATCAACATACCAAAAACGAAGATGAACCTTACGAGGGAATTTTCCTTAAGTATGGCTCACGAAAATAATAATTAGGAGGATTAATACATATGGCATATACAGTATTTAGAAGTGATTTACTTAGCGGCACTGATGTTGCAGCAGACCTTGTATCAGTCAAAGTATTTGATGCAGACGGTAAAGCAATTGCCGTTGAGAACGGAACTATCGTAAAGCTTGAGGGTTATATTGAGGGCGAACGCGAAGTTATGAAAGCAGTGCTTGCAGCTGCTGGCGACAAAATGGAAGACTGTGCTGTTATCGGTACACCTGAAGTTATGTATGACGAAAGAAAGAAGAACTTAGATGAGTTTATCAACGAAGCTGGTTCTATTGCAAGAGGTTACATTCCTCGCAGCAGAAACATCTATTCTGTAACCAAGGATGGTTTTGTTGACGCTGATGTTCCTACTGCTGTTGGTGCAGCATCTACTGTTGGCATCGGTGCTAATGGTAAGTTGGACAAGTCCGCTACTGGCTGGGGAACAGTTGAAGCAATCGAGGTTGCTGGTCGTTACACCTACTATGTAATCAAGGTTGCGTAATTAATACAGAGAGGAGATTATACATATGAGCGAAATGAATAGCATTGTTAAACTTGCTGTCGATGCATATCGTGGCAATGTTGAAAAATATTCAGTTAGCGAGTCTATGGAAACATTAAGACAAGCTATGATTGAAGCAAACGGCGGTTCAACTAAGTTGGACTACAAGAAGATTCGCGATGGTAAGTGCGGTGAGCTCTTTACTTTAATCGAGGAAATTCTTTCAAGAACTGTAGTTGAAGGTCTTCAGGGCGACGAGTATTTCAACGCACTTGTTGACTTTAGAAATGTGGCTCTTGGCGACAAAAATATTTTTGAGGTTGAAGACTCTGACCTGTTCGTTGTATCTGATGCCGCAGATGGTACTCAAGGTATCCGCAGACAGAGACTTGGTGGAGTAAGCGAGACTTCTATTCCTACAAGCTTCAAGACTGTTAAGATTTACGAAGAACTTAACAGGGTTCTTTCTGGACAGGTTGACTTTAACAAGTTCATCCAGAAGGTATCTGAATCTTTCAGACAGAAGTTGCTTAACGACATCTATACACTTTGGACTTCAGCAACAGCTAATGACTTCGGCGGAGCAACTTACTTCCCTGCTGCTGGTGCTTATGATGAAGATGCTCTTATCGAGTTAATCAATCATGTAGAAGCAGCTGCTGGCGGTAAGACTGCTACAATTATCGGTACTAAGAAAGCTTTAAGAAATCTTGCTCCTTCTATTCAGGGCGTAGATTCTCAGAGCGACCTTTACAATATGGGTTACTACGGTAAGTTCTACGGCACACCTGTTGTGGCTACACCTCAGCGCCATAAGGTTAACTCTACTGAGTTTGTTATGGACGACAATGTAATCACAATCATTGCTGGCGACGACAAGCCGATTAAATGCGTATATGAAGGACAGTCAGTTGTACTTCTTGGCGACCCAACTTCTAACAAGGACTTTACTCAGGACTATCTCTACGGAGAAAAGTACGGTATGGGTATTGTGCTTGCTGGCGGTAACGCGGGTATCGGTAGATACGAAGTAGCGTAAACAAAACAATAAATAGCGGCAGCCCTTTCAATTGGGGCTGCCCATATTTTTATGGACGAAAGGAATTAATCAATGGCTAATACAAAATCAAAAGCAGCAAAAAAACCAACAACTAAGGCTCCTGTTAAAAAGGAAGTTGTAGCAACAGAAACATCTACTGTTGTTGAAACTGTTCAGCCTAAGTCTGTTGTTAAAACAAGGGTTGAACTTGACCCTAATTCAATCATCACGGTCAAGAACGGCTATCAGGGAATGCTTGTATATAAAAGCAAAAAGACTGGTGAGAGATTTGTTTGGGACACATTTGGAGACGAACAAGACATCGAGCTTAGCGAATTAAAGTCTGCAAAGAACTCTTATAAATCATTCTTCATCAATAACTGGTTTCTTATCGAAGACCCTGATGTTATCGACTATCTCGGTGTTGGACAGTATTATGACAATGCTCTTAGTTATGAGGAGTTTGAAAGTTTGTTTGCTCAAACACCGGAAGAAATCGAAATGAAACTTTCTCGCTTATCAACCGGACAGAAACGCTCGATTGCATACAGAGCAAGAAAGCTAATTGCCGAAGGAGAGATTGACTCTAATAAAGTTATTTCAACGCTTGAGAAATGTCTGTCAATTGAATTAATTGAAAGATAGGAGGTAATTTATTATGGGTATGTCCTATGATATTTTTACTAAAGCGTTCCTCGATAAGATTACCGAGTATGACTTTATAACTTTGGACAAAGAAGTCAGTGCAGATTTAGTTGATGGATATATGCGAAGAGCTTGCTCTCAATTTAATCGAATTTGTAAATATGACTTATCAGCACGAGACGACACAAACAGAATGTTTAACATTGATATTCCAAACGAAGACATTGATGAAATAATTGATATTGTATCAGAAGGTATGATTGTACAGTGGCTTAAGCCATATACTTACAAATCTGAGAACCTTGAGAATGTGCTAAATACTTCTGATTACACTACCTATTCCCCCGCGGAATTATTATTAAGAATCACAAATGCATACAAGATGGCTCAAAGAGACTTCAGAAATATGCGTGTAGACTATTCTTATAATCACGGAGATTTGGGCAGTCTGTCTTTATGATTGGAAATAAAATACATAACGAGGTTCTCAAAAACTATCTTGATACACTTGTAAATAATTTCTTTAAGATATTACCTATCAAAGAAAACGAAGAGCCAACTCTTGATGATTATATGAAGAGTTTGCAGTTAGAGTTAATAGGCTGTAATTCATTATTTGAAAATACAAGCTATGACTCTTCTTTACTGTCTTTAATTTCTATCTTGCAGTATTTAATCGAGCACGACTGTGATGTTGTGATTGTTAAGCGAGAGGTGTTTAAGGCAATATCTATTTGTAAGAAGTTGAAAAGAAAATATTTCGAGGAGGGATAACAATGAATATGTGGGACTCATACAATGCCCGCCTTGTTATCAATGGTGCCTCTCGTCGCGAGAGTGTGTTAACTCGCACGCAGAGGTATATAAACAGGAAGCTATCCTCCTCCCTATCATATCAATCTGTTACGGTAAATGATGCAGTTCAAAATGTTTCTATCATAGATACAGAAGAACTTGATATAAAAACAATTTGTGCTCTTCCGGGAGAAAGTTTGGTTCACGGCGGGATACTTGATTGGGAAGAAAACAAATGGATTATTACTGAGGTTGATGCCCATAACGAAGTTTATGAAAAAGGCGTTATACAACAGTGTAACCACCTACTTCGCTGGAGAGATTCTGATGGTAATATTATCGAAAAGTGGAGCATCGTAGAAGACGGCACTAAATATCTTATTGGTGAAAAACAGGAAGATATAATGAGTGTTGGAGACGCAAGAATAGCAGTTACTGTTCCAAAAGATTCTGACACCATAAAATTAAGACGAGGAAATAGATTTTTAATTGACGATGTAGATACCGGAGAAGTTCTTGCATATCAGATTACGAAGCCTAACAGATTGTACAACATATTTAACAATAAGGGAATTTTCAGATATATTTTGAAAGAAGTCAATCCTACAGACAATGATAATTTGGAACTAAGGATAGCTGATTATTATCAGCCAGCAATGAATACTTCCACAGACTCATATCCAGATATCGTTGATAAAAACGATGGAAAGAAGGTGTGGATTTAATGTTGCTTGAAGAATTGTTTGATTACAAGAATGAGTTGATGAAAACACTATGTAGTAACAAAGCAATTATGGAATTAATGACAGATGACCCAAAGGTCACAGTTCCTAATCATCAGATGGCTTATAAAAAGATATTCCCATTTGAGTACATACCCGACACTGTAGATAAAGGTGATACATTTATATGTTACGATGTTGACATTATAGATGTTGAGAATAAGACATATTTGTATCCAGCCATCTATGTGTGGATATTTACTCACAAAAGCAAGCTGCGTTTACCACAAGGCGGAGCTCGTTTAGATTCTATTGCTGTAGAAATCAACAAAGAACTAAACGGTAGTCGTTACTTTGGCTTAGGGGAACTATGCTTAAAGCGGTGTGACCGCTTTGTACCAATAGACGATTACCAAGGTCGTTGCTTAGTTTATCACGCAAAAGATTTTAATAATACTTCTCCATCAAAGAAAGCACCTATAAACAGAAGGAATAGATAATGGCAAAGAGTTTACTTTATAGCAAACATATTGACATTACGGACAAGATTAAAATCTACATACCATCTGTAGGTGAAGTTTTTGATAATGAAGACGAGTATTATAGATTAGTTGCGTTGATGACTGCGACACCATTTGAGATGATGGTTCAGCTTGAAGATATGGGGATTGACTTTACAACAATAAGTGAGTTTGAGCTTTTTTGTCTTTTGTTCCCCGAAATACAAAAATCAGATACACATCTGTTATTTGGTGGTCTTGACCTTTCCAATTTTAGATTTGCCGTAAACGAAAGTAATGGGCATATCTTACTTCGTGATGAAGTGCAAGCCATTTCTATTGACAAAGCAATTCATAGTAAAATTGGAAGAGCATTAAGGGAAATTAATTTCTTTGAAAAAAATGATAAAAGACCCGCAAATGAAGAAGCAAAAAAGTTTTTGCTTGAGAGGACAAGAGCAAAACAACAACGAGCTTTACGAAAAAATAAAAAATCACAACTTGAAGATTTAATTCTTGCTATGGTTAATACAAGTGAATATCACTACAATTTCGACAGTACACGCGAACTGTCGATTTTTCAATTTAACGCAAGTGTTCGTCAGGTTATTAAAAAGATAAATTATGACAACACAATGATTGGCTGTTATGCAGGTACGGTCAATGCAAAAGATTTAAATCCCGACCAGTTAAACTGGTTGACAAATAAATAGGAGGAAAACTTATGAACATTAATGATATCACAATCACAAGTCTTGAGACTATCAATGCGTTCGACCTTGTAAGTGGTGAATATAAATTTACCCTTGACGAACTCCAGAACGCTAAAATTGCAAACACTCAGGAAAAAACAGATATCACCGGTAAGGGTGGTAGAAAGCTTAGTTCTTTAAAGAAGAATAAAGCGGTTGTTGTAAGCGGCACTAATGGTCTTGTTTCTGGCGGTCTGCTTGAAGTTCAGACCGGTAGTCAGTTTGTAAAGAAAACTGCACCTGTTATGGTTCCTGATTTCCTTACAATCTCTGGTGACAAGGCTGTTACTACATATACAGCAATTGGAACAGCAGGCAATGAAATTGAAACTGTATATATTGTAAACGAAGACGGCACTCTTGGTACTGCACTTACTCAGGCTACTCAGGCTGGCGAAGGTCAGTTTGCATACAATCCTGCTTCAAAAGAAATCACATTTAATGCTGATGCTTATGAAGATGGCACTGAGATTGCAGTATATTATTTCAGACAGGTTCAGGCTGATGTACTTGAAAATCTTTCTGACTCTTATTCTGAAAAGTGCGCTCTTTACATTGATGCATTTGCAGAAGATAAGTG